GAATCTTCCGCAGCTGGAAGACGCATCCACAAAGCTCGCTTCTCTGGTGCTTGCGTCTCAGCTAGGATTGCAGTCGATTCCAAAGACGGCTGCGGTCAGGGCTATGACGGCATTAGAAGACGTGATAACGGGGCTCAAATCACTTAAGAGGTACTCAATATGACTGCCAGCATGGATAAAATAGCAGCATACGAAATGTTATTGGAAGATCATCCTCTGTGGACCAAAGAGGCGGGGCTACTAGTCGGCAAAGCCGTACATGCAGGAGGAAGAAGCCTTACTTCGGCAAGAGCAGCTGGAAAAGGGATCCCAGGGGGCCTGAAACGTCCTGCACAAAATCTTAAGCCAAGTGTTCCGCCTGCACAAACGGCCAGGGAGGTGACCACACACGGGTATCCTAAGACTATTTTCCATAATAATATTACCAAGAGTCGGCCTTTGGCCCTCCCAGCACCTAGGTGAGTAGAGTAGTATTGTAAATGGCACACCCTTCTGAATTCTTTATTAAGTATTTACTGATTCTAGGAGACGACCTGTCCCTAGAGTCAATAAATACCAACTTGGAGCTGTACGGTATTTCTGCAGTTACTGAGAACGAGATAACTCTATATAAAGAAGACTTAAAAGATGTGCCTAAAGACTTTCGCCCTTGGGAGAGTAGCCATAGGCCCTCAGTGTCCTGGCTAAAAAAGAAGAGACTTTACTCCATGGTACATCCCGATAAGGGAATGCTAGAGATGAGAGACTCTATCTTATCTAATCCCCGACTTCGTGAGAACGTAGAGCGCATGATTCTGGGAAACGTTAGTTTCGTGGAGTCCTCTAATCGCCTCGCAAAACTTGGGACAATGGTCAGTGATGTAGCCATTTCTGAATATAAACATTACTTCTGGAATACAGAAGTGATGGGCATAAGTGATTGGGCGTACTATCTCGAAAGAGACTCTACTAGAAGAACTTCGGCGTCCAAGTCTCCGTACTCTTTGGCATTACTTGCGGGACCTGAAGTTGCCATGTATAGAGTCGGAGTTCGAAAACAACTAGACTCTAAGAAAATAATGATGGAAGTTCAGTCCGAGCTGTATCATTCTTTCCTAGAGACAAAAACTTTACCTCTATCTTCAAAGAAAGTAGAAATGCTTACGGGATTGGCTAGAGGATTAGCTAGGATTGACGAAAGAGTGCAGGCAGGAGATACTGCACTTCAGGAAACCCTAAAGAAGTTTGAGAAGTTTAAAGTATTGCATGGTAAGGAACAGCCTCCAAGCCTCCTGGATTTAGCCCCTACGGGTTCAGTTAGTGATAGGTCAAGGGACGAAATTCTTACATCAGGAAAAGGAGCAACATAATGTCTACAAGAAGCGTAACTCTAAATGCTGAGATCGATGTATCTCAGTTTATCCGAGACAACAATTTATCCGCTAGATCAGTAGAGATCTCTTCCAATAGTTCGGGGATGCCCGTTGTTTATTTTAATTCTCAACAGGGAACGTCCCAAACTTTAGTAGACCCTGCTGACGGAGGAGTGATTATTGCTCCGAGGAATGATTACACTGCTGCTCTGGCGGCGAGCCAATACACATCAGCTGTTAGCGGTTTGGCTGGAATGGACAAGGTACTGATAGAAATTAACTGCGGAGATGTAGCTTCTCAGACCATTAACCTAGTCCCTCGATGGAGCAACAACGCAAGCCCTGATGTGGACACAGCGGCTGATTGGTCTTTTGAAACTAAAGGAACTGATGCAAACCCTTCAGTATTTCAACTAATGACGTATCAGGTACCCAGTGTTCAGAATGGCAAGGTTATTGTAGCTCTGTCAGTCTTGGGAGCGCACCTGTCATTAGTTTACTGGAGCGGCGGGCTGACATTGGGAGATACAGGAACAATCGCAGCAGCGGTTATTTAGGGAGAAAGAGGAAAAATGACTACTCCAGAATTTATGAAAGACTCAAAGAAGTCTTCGCCTGGACACGAGATTGGGGTCGTTCCTGTTCCGAGAGCAGGATTTAGGGGAGAGAACTTTAGAGCTGAGATAGTTGCTAAAGGAGACGATCTAATTTATCAATTTTTTGATGTTAGAAACGATGACTTTAGGAACCTTCTTGCAGAGGTTATAGAGGCTCACTTCGGCTCCACCGACAAGTTTAGTGCGTCCTATATACCTGAAGTTAAATCTATGGGGGTCCACGCCAACGGCGTAGTCGGGTCTCCTTTTTTTAACTACGATCACTACACTAAGGACTTCTTGGAGTTAGTGGATACGGTGCTAGGCGAAGTTTAGAGATGCCCTTTAAGTCTCAAGCCCAGCGCAGATACATGTACGCCACAAACCCCAAGCTCGCAAAAAGATTTGAAGAGCACACGCCGAAAGGCAAAAAGCTACCGGAATACGTAATGGATAAAGTTTCTGCGCACTGCACATCCAAAGCTAAAAAGAAAAAGAAGCACACAAAGATAGCTGCCTACGAGTTTATTCTAGAGAATCACCCTCTCTGGGAAAAGGTAGCTAAGAAAAAAGTAGTTGGAGTGAGAGAATGGGCACTGGATGCACAGGGCAGAAGAATGCAGAAGCTGCTCGAAGGCACCGGACTTACGCTAAAGCCGTTAAACAAGACTCCCGATTCAAAGCGACTAAGTATGTGGAACACCGCCTAAGACTCCTCATACGGTTTATTGTCCTGTACGGGACCTAGTCCCTTTATGTATATAATTGCCTTAAAATCGTATTTCTTCCAGTTGGATTTTTGATACACCGCATCGTTAGCTTCGCACCATCCCTTCAAGACAGACCTAAAAAAAGGAACTTCTTCCTTTTTAATGTGGCGATGAAGCCGCAAGTGAAAGACCCACTTCAATGGATCTACCTGCGGCTTCATATCCCATGCGTACAGATCACCCAGCAGGACTCGCTGGTAACTCTGTATGCACTCCCCGATCCACGTCAAAGACATGGGTAGGGGGGTCTGTGAGTACGTGATATCCTTTTCTCTTCCCATACTCTTTCCACTCAACTCCAACTGGCGAACCCATAGGAAAGCTTAGCAGATACTGGGAGTAAGTGTCTTCCCATATCTCCTTCACTTCCTCTGCAGCAATGTGTTCATAGTCAGGAGTAGAGATTACTTCTATGTTTCGGACACCGACTCCAGGTATGTCTACCTGAATGAACAGAACAGGATGCGTTCTGTATTCCTCGGAAAAGAATACTCCCATCCCTCGAACTGTGCCGACCCCAGAAAATTGAGATCTCCACCCACCTCTGTAGGGCTTGAGATTTCTCTCATTTACCTTCACCTCGGTACCCAACGGAATCTCACTGGCATGATGAGATAGGTCGCTGGATGCAAACCCTGAGTCTATTATCTTGGTCCATTTTTGCAGATTTTCATCTAGAAGATGCAGCAACCCGACCCAATGGTCTTTGCCCTTCACCTTTCTTGTCTCAAACCCACACACCAACATCTCCTTTTCGCTACGGTTAGTCACCTTTAAGTTCCTCCTTTTAAATTTTGTTGTGATATAATCGACCGTAATTTAGTTATGCCCGTTTATTGGGATTTTTTAGGGAGCCGTTTGTGAGGAATTTTGAGCAAGATGGGGCGTTTGACTGGGAGTGGTCTGAGCCAAAAAAAGAAGATGTAATGATGGAGGAGCAGGAAGCGGCAGACAATCGTGTCCGAGTCCTTCCCTCTCAATTTGTTGAGACATCGGTTCTTATGCCCGATGCCCACACAAGAAGCCTAGTGCCGTTTTCCTTCAAAGAACGAAGATACCTGAAAGATATATACGATATAAAGTCCCCAAGAGTGCTGTTGATGTGCGGCCGTCAGGTTGAGAAATCAACTACATTAGGGAACAAGATGTTAGCCTACTCTTGTTTGATACCTCACTTTAGAGTTCTCTATGTTTCTCCGTCCAGCACACAGACTAAAGAGTTCTCAAAGACTCGCCTCAAAGAACCTTTAGAGACTTGCCCAGATCTTCGTACTTGGTTTCCTACGAATCTTACGGATAACGTATTCGAAAAGAAGGCGATAAACCGTAGTCAACTAACTCTTAGATATGCATTCCTAAATGCAGACAGATGTCGTGGACTAAGCGCCGACTTGATAGCTATGGACGAGTTCCAGGACTTATTGCTGGACAATATACCCGTTATTGAAGAAGCAGCGTCTCACTCAGCGTTCAAATGGTTTATCTACTCGGGAACTCCTAAGTCGTTGGATAACCCTATTCAGTATTACTGGGATTCGTATTCAACTAAGAATGAGTGGGCGGTTCCGTGTGAGCGGCATGGACTTCCTAACAACCCCGGCTCATGGCATTGGAATATACTCGGGGAAAAGAACATCGGCATAAATAGCTTAATATGTGATAAATGCGGCGAGCCAATAGACGCTGCACATCCAATGGCTAAGTGGGTCAGGACAGGGAATCCCAATCCAAAGTTTGATACCTTCGAAGGGTATAGAATTCCGCAGTTGATGGTCCCTTGGATATCTTGGTCCAATATCTTAACTAAATACAACTCTTACCCTAGGGGAAGGTTTTATAATGAGGTATTGGGAATGAGTTTTGACTCAGGACAAAGACCTCTTACTCGACAAGACGTATACGATAATTGTGATCCAGAGTTCAGCATGGCTGCAGAGGCCTTGAAAGAAATAAAGAGTAAGCTGTTTAGTGCCAAGATCTACGCTGGGATTGACTGGGGACAGGATAGTACTAATTCCTATACCGTACTTACCTTAGCCGCATACATGGACGGGTTTTTCCGAGTTTTCTTTGCACATAGATTTAGTGGAGCAGAGTCGGAACCCAGAGCACAGATAGCTAAAATAAAAAAGTTTATAGATACCTTTAGCATTACTAGGGTCGGAGTGGACTATGGTGGAGGCTATTGGCCGAATGATGAGTTACTCAGGAACTTCGGTTCTCAGAGAATTATCAGATATCAGTATTCTACTCCTAAGACTATTATGAAGTATGATTCTAATAAAGGAAGGTTTTTAGTTCATAGATCAGAAGTAATGAGTGCCGTGTTTAACTCTATAAAGAGAAGAACAGTATTTAGATTTCCTAAGTGGTCTGAGTTCGGCTCTCCGTTTGGGTCCGATATGTTATCTATATTTTCTGAATACAACGAACGAACAAGAATGACTGAGTACAAAAAATCTCCAAGCACGACAGACGATACGTTTCACTCGCTAGTTCTCTGCTTCTTGGCGTCTCTTGTAGATCATCCTAGACCGGACATCATAGTTCCTAGCTCAGAAAAAGACAGATCTCTTATGATGACCTAAAAAAGAAAGGGCCCCGAAGGGCCCCAGGTCCCGAAGGACCCAACGGCTTACGCCGTCTTCTTCCCTTTCTTCTCTTCCTGGATAGCCACGACCTTAGCCTGGTTTTCCAGAATCTCGCCAGTCGTCTTGGCGATGAACCCCGCAAAGGGGGAAGACTCCCCAGCGGCGTAGCCGCTGGTCACCAACTCAGGGCAGTTGGTGAGTTGCTTCGAAATCTGCCCCTCGAGGATCTTCGCCTCGTGGTCGGTCTTGACCACGAACCTCCTGATCCCCTCGTACGCGAGGAGGCCAGCCGCACCCTGAAGGGCGAGCTGGGCTCGAGGATCGAAACTCTCAAGTGGGTTCCACCCCTGCTTCTGAGCCAGGTACTGCATTCCTGCAATACCTGCCCCGACACTCGCTGCGCGAGCACCGTTGCGGCCGAGTTGAACTTCTAGAGATACGATTCCGTTTGCTACGATATCCATAATATTGCCTCCTTTAGGCATGCCTTCTGGCATTATGTTGTTTTGCGCAGATACTTACTTTTCTCTGTGCATATATATTATGCCCCTTTTTTAGGGGTTTTTAAGGTTTATAGGGTACAAGGACCCTGCATCCGCATGGGGTTTTTAAGGATGGGGTTTTTAAGGATGCATGGCCCCAACTTTGCGGACCTATTTGCCGCAAGTCCAAACCCTGCCAAGGTGTTCAGGATCAACTCTTGCAGATCCTGATTCGATCGCACAGCGTCATCCACTGCGCCTTGGGTCTCCGCCTGGCTTGTCTCGAGACTTCCAAGCGTACTAAGAACCGACTCCAGAAGTGGAGTGGGGTCATCGATTACTTCCTGCAGCGCTTTGTCCGCGCCGTTCTTTACGGAAGTAACTCGTCCCTTTGTTGATCGAAGACTCTTTTCAAGTCTCTCAATCTTAGTCTCGTTTTGCTCAACTCGATTCTCAATGGTAAGTTGATCACTTACCTTTTCAATCGCCTTCGTAACTTTTCCCATTCTATTCTCCTTTCTAGCTAAATGGGGCTGCAAATAGGTTATGCCCCTTTTTATTTAGTTTTTAGTAGTTTGGAGAACAAAGATTCTGCAGTGCTTTTGGGGGCCTCAATCAGCCCATATCTATTAAGTTCTTCTTCTAAATTTCCCATCATCTCTGAGTATATAAATGCGGATATTCTAAGCCTGCGTCTTGCCTCTGATAAAAGTTTATGTAGGTTTTGTAGTTCTAGTGAAGTGGAGTATTCTCTATCGCCAACGACACATTCGGACATTCGAACATTTAGTCTTAAAAATACCAGCCATGCCTTTGGGTTATCTGTAGCTTTACAAAGAACCATAAAATCATTTTCGGATAGTCGATCAAATATCTCTATCCAAGGGGCTATTTCTTCCGCGCGCCACGAAGATCTTTCGGTGAGATGTTGAGCTGCTAATTGATATAGTTCTCTAGAATACTCCTCTCCTATCCCCAACGGCTGCATTTTTGTATCGAGCATACGCAGAACTACCTCCATATGAGACTCTAATCTGCGTACAGTTGTTTTTAGTTTTAAGAACTCTTTTCTAGATAATGTTGGAAATTCTGATTGAAAATCTAGCCTTAGTTCTTCTACTTCGATAGGATCAAGTAAACTAGACCTAGAAATTCGTTGTCTGGACAACAGTCCTTTTTTGATATAATTTCTAACTGTTCTATCGGTGACTCCCAGAATGCTTGCAGCTTCTGGAATTTTCATTGTATATTTCATATATAACCTCAAGAGGGTTTATGTTTAATTTTACTCTTTCAAGGGACTCTCTTAGAGCAATGGCTCAAAGAGCATCCTCAGAATACATTATCAACGGCACGCCGCTTACGGAAGCAGTTATAAAGGTTGCGTCGTCGTGCCCCCATACTTTAACAGCAGAGCATGTTCGTAGGATTTGTGAAATGACTTATCACGACGCTTACGAACGGTTACACAAGACCGCTAGCGGAGCAGATAGATACGTTAGCTTTGATCCACCGGACGCAGTAGTTGCAGCTAAGAAGCTACGAGCAACTAAGACAGCAGCTGCGGAGCGTTCCGCTAATCTATTTGAGGGTACCGCCGTTATGACATCTAAAGTAGCATCTTTACGAACTAAGTTTACTCCCGCTAATGCCTTTACTGAGCTTGTCAAAGCTGCAGAAGCTCCAGAAGTTAACTGGGAAAATCCAAACAAAGAAATACAGGACATCCAAACTTCTCTAAAGGAGGCAAAGAGTTCGTTACATGTAGAGCTGGGAGGAGTGAAGACCGCCCATGCTGTAGCTACTGGAGAATTAATAGAGTCAATGATTGGCATGTACAAGCAGGGAAACTCGATACCGGATCTACTGCACGCATGTCTCAGCCAGCTTGACTGGAATGAAATAACCAAAGAGTCCGCTCAAGAGACTTCAAACATTATAGCAGAGAAGATAGCCAGCGCAGTCAACACTGTAGTAGGGATGCCCGTCAATGAAGTGGCTCATTTAGGTGATGTAAATCCTGAACATCCTCTACCAAAAAAGTTTTCTAAGGTAGCAGAGTTAGCCACCCAAAGAGCCCATCTTGAGTTTGCTTTGGATGAGATCGACTCTAATGTCGAATATTTTAATAGAAAACTAGAAGACCTGTTAAAGTAATGTCAGAACGACAAAGAACAGCTAGGCTGAGAGAGCGACTAACTAAAATCGCTATGGATGCTTCAAAAGTATTACTAGCGGGAGCGGCACTGGGGGGCGGATCTTACGCATTTGCGAAGGGCGCAAAGAGCAGTAGAAATAAGTTTACGAAACAGGACCTCCCCATGGACAATTATTTACGTTTGCGAAAAGGACCATTCTAATGCCCAAAATTAATGTTCCCTCAGAAGCATATGAGGCTTTCTCTTCTGGAGAGATTACAAGAGAAGAATTAACCGAGCTTGAGAAGTTTGCTGAATATCTAAGTAAGGAAGCTTCCCCTACTTTCGGGCAAATGGCTGGATTGGCGATAGCAGCCCCTAGTCTAGCTTACTTGGGGAGTAAGATCCCAGAAGCTATAGAAAGCGCTAGAAACAACGCTTCTTTCAACAGTGACTTTAAGCGGATACTAAAAGTTAACCCGTCTCTTGGTAGCTCTCAAGATCCCAATCTTCAGATGGCCTATAAAACTTTACGGACACTGAGCCCTACGTACGCCAAAGATCCTTTGTTGGCGGGTACTATCTTGGGTAACGTTATGCATAATAGAACTGATCCAGACGATCCTTCGAGTCCTCCTAGGTTTGATCCGGCCCTCGTAAATGAAATAGTGAGAGGAACTCCACAATCCTCGGGTGCAGTAAGAGCGGGACAATCCGCTGCAGCTAAGTCTTCTGAGCCCTTAGCTAAGATGCTTGCAATGGGCAGAAAAAAAGAAGAACAAAAAAAGTAGATTATGTTTACGAAATACTCACAACTCAGAGGTAGGTCGACCGAAGGACGCCCATTAATTCATATGGTCGAGCCAGGCTCTGCCTATGGAACCCAGGACACATCGGGCATCTCTAAGACTGCTTCTGGTGAGCATTTACCCCAAGTAATAGAACTCATAGAGTCTTTAGAGGCGCAGCCAGATAGACTATACCTAGTGAATTCGGCACTGGGTGCGGGAGAGTATGTAGGCTTTAATCTTCGCGGGGATTGGTTTGGCGAAGAAGGACTAAAGCGTGCTCCCAAGGGTTTTGATGATATACCTGTGTGGGATATAGATGCCCGAAGAAGAGCGGCCAATCAGACAGAGATTGTTCCAGGATGGGGGCCCTTGGCTTGGGGACACACTACTTTCTATAACGCTCACCGATTTAGGCACCACGTAAATAAAGATCCAAATAAAGCCTATGGGTATATATTAGGGGCTTTTTGGGATGATAGAATGAAGAGAGTCATTCTTGTCTCAGAGTTAATAGAGAGTATGTGTGCGAATCTCGGCGCACAACATATTTACGACAGAATCAAAGCAGGAGAGTTTCCCGACTCTTCTATGGGAAGCAAAGTCCCCTATGATGCCTGTTCCATCTGTGGACATAAAGCTCGATCACCTGCCCAATATTGTGAGCACGTTTCCTCTGATGCCCGTCCTCCCTATGGAATGAAATCACTTCTGCCAGATGGCAGAGTCTGCGGGGTCTATAATGATTACCCCAGATTTTTTGACGACTCCTTTGTGTTTATCGGAGCGGAAAGATCTGCGAAAGTAATGTCTGACGTTACAGATAAAATTAAAGGTACTCACTCGTACTCACAAACTTTGTATCCTTTTGTACGTACAGTTGCGAAGGTTGCGTCTGCTCCCGAGCAAAAAGCCGTTCAGGGAGTCAAAGATGTAGTGATCCCTGACTTTGTGTTAGAGGAAAAACTAACTAGAGCAGTTCAACAGATACAGGCGAATACTCCTCTAGAAAGAGAAGCCTTGAGGTACTTCATGCAGGAGCGACTAGGGCAGGAGCGTATAGCTCGAGGCACTATGTCTGGTTCTGAGTATGAAATGTGGAAACAGATTTCGACAAATCTGTTTTTACGTCAGTACGGAGTTCCGCCAGAGAACCTTTCTTATCTTCGTCAGCTATTCAATTCCAAAGTAGAGCAGATGACGGGAATGCAGAAGTCTGCCGAGATGCCGAAGTGGGCTGAGATGCTAAAAAGAATTCCAGCTCCAAGCCCCAAGCAACTAAGTTTGGTTAGGTCGGAAGAGCAATCAATGCCTGAGCTTCCAAGAGAGATCTTAGAAGTACTAGCTAAAAATCCAAGAGAGAATTTAGTTGCTGCTGCCAGAATGGGAGTAGTTCTAAAGCCTAGAGAATTTCAACACGTAATATTGCACAAGAAAAATCCGGAAATTGCGGACAATATATACAGTAAAAAAGTAGTGTTCAGACCCTGCCCTCTGAAAGAAAATACTTCTGCGTTTGGAACGTCTTATGCACCAAAAGAAGTTATGCGAACTGTAGCTGGGCTTCTTTCGCGGTTTTTAGAGAGAAGATCTTTCGCTCCAACGGCGGTAAGAATTAGAATACTCAAAGGAAATACAGAACCTACTTCTTCTACTGATTTACTAGAAAAAGTTAGCGATTTAGAAGAAATTTCAGAATTATATAATGTATATAGATTGGGACTAATTCAAAATCCGCCAGACATGAGGGCTATTAACTTGAATTTTTTCCCATCAGAAACTATAAAAAGAGATGAAAAAGTTGCCGAAGACTCAGTTTCTTTGTCGAATTTGTTATTACATGTTGCTTATTGGCCCGGTCTAAGTTTAGGATTAGGTCAGCTGGAAGAGGGGGTTTCCCCCGAAGATGCCGCCAACACCCCAGAAAATGTATTTGGAGAAAACCATGTCAGCACTCCTTGAGGAGCTTGAATCGCGTGGCGTCACAGCTGAAGATCTAGAAAAAGCGGCATCAGTCCGACTTTTCGAAAAAGCTGCTGCCGCCGAGGGCGTGAATCTTGAGACTTTGGATCAAGAGCAGATCGAAGAACTCTATTCCGCCTTCATTAACAATAACAACCTTTCTTCGTCAGTGGTTGACGAAGATAATTTAATGAAAGAGGCAAATGCCATGAATGAAGAAATCGTAGAGTTATTCGAAAAGCAAGCAGAGGCGGAGGGTATCGATCTCGAAACTCTCGATGACGTTGAGCTTGCCAATATGTACAACCACTATGTGGAAAACGTACTACCAGAGCAAATTGAGACTGAGCAGTCTTACGAAGTTGAAGAGGCTCACGCTAAGCTCGCTGAGGCTGAGATTTTGGGACGTCACATGGCTCGCGCCTATGCAGATGAATCTGAGAAGATCGCTGCTACTATGGGAGAGAGAGCTGAGGCTGTTAAGGAAAAGGCCAAGTCCGCTTTCGACTCAATTAAGGAAAAGGGCAAGGCAGCTGGCGAGCGAGCGCGAAGCGCTGGCAAGTCCGTTGCAGATGCTGGACGTAGCGCCGGTCGTTCCTACATGGATGCCATTAAGTTTAAGGAGCTTCGAGAGGGAATCACGGCAGCAAAGAACGTTAAGGGGTATAAGGGCAAGCTCGATTCTCCCGGAAAGAGACAACTGTCGGCGGCTAGAAAACAAATGCTTCGCGGCGGCGCTAAGGGTCTTCTCGCAGCTGGTGGTACGGCTGCTGCAGGTTACGGCGGCTACAAGGGCGTCCAGAAGATGACGAAGAAGAGTTCCTACGATATTCTAGAGGAAAACGCAGAAGCGTTGGCACTTGAGTTTCTCTCTAAGGAAGCAGAGGACACTCAGATTGACGACATCAATTTGAACGAGTACTCGGAAACTGAGATCGACAACTACATCACTGAGCGTGCAGTAGAGATGCTCATCGATGCGGGCTACGATTTCGAGTAAAGGACGTTAGATGAGGCTTGGATATCAGGTATGGCTATCGTTTCTAGATGAAATGACAAAGCTGTCTTCCAAGCCTCGTCAAACTATCAAGCTGCCTTCTCCTAATGGTGGGGGAGGGCAGAACTTTGGAAGATTTACCGACTCCCCGGCTCCAACTAAGGTAACGGGCGAAACTAGAAAAGTTTCCAAGTCGGATTCTTTATTACAGATTGGAAGAACGGGGTCTGTTACGGATACTCCGCCTCCGCCTCCAGTCATTTAACTATTTGATAGGGCAAGTTTAATGAGCACCAACTATCGAAGTATGATTGACGAAGCGCTGGCTAGCGCCCGCTCTCGTCTTACCGCAGAGGTGCCTCAGATGACTAAATCGGCCTCTTCTACCACAGAAGATAGCCTGGTCAAAGAGGCGTCTGATCTGGCCGATGCCCTTGAGTACATTTCTCACTCAGTGGGTACCGGAAACAAGGCTGACCAAGTTAAGAGCGCAATGCTTTCAGATTTCTTTAGTAAGTCTGCTGCTGATGGTCCAGTCGTGTCCGAAACTTCTGCTAAGGGAACGCAGGAGCAAACTTCTGAAGGCGGAAAGGCAAAGCTTAATCCAAAAGGCCTAGTGTCTGGAGACTCTCCAGCACAGTCGTCCGCCTCCCCAGAAGCTAAAGATGGCGAAAAGACTCTGCGAGAGTCCATGAAACAGGCAGAGAGCCTATCTCTTTACGATATACTTATGAGCAGCAAAGAGGCTGGACAGGGTGGTCCTGCCGAAACGAGCGCCTCTGAAGATGCTCCAGGCATTCCTACCGGAAACGAAAACGCGGGAAGGCAAAACCTTTTAGGAACTAACGAAGCCGCAGTTGCTGCTACTAAGCGACAGGCAAAGCTTCCTACACGTTCTCGCCTACAGGAAATCTTTTCTCACGCACAAGACACTACTGGTGAGCAGGATGCTGCTGCTGTATTCCCTATGGCGACTCGCGCAGGGACCATCAAAGTTTCTTCTGTAATGGATAAGCTCGCTAACATTGAAAAGGCTCGCAAGCTTATGGAGTCTGATGGGCTCTCAGCTACCGCAGCCCTAGGCAAGGTTTACCCAGACTGGGACGAAGAAAAGATTGCCGCAACCGCAGCAAAGATGGGCGGGTAAGGATGAGCAAGGTCTATGATAGACTTATCAAGATAGCCAAAGGCGAACCTACCTCTAAGGAGGCAGAGGCCGTTAATGAAAGCTCGTCTTCAGAAAAGGTGGCTTCATTGCCAGAAGAAGAGGCGAGAATGCGTCGTCTTGATCAGTTACTAAAACGTTAATTTGGTGCAAACCGCGAGGATACTATTATGAGTAAAATCGAAAGTACGCAGCTAGCAGCAGTATCTGCTCGCGGAGCTGCGTCAATTAGAGCCCTGGTTGAAAAAGTAGCAAGCCTAGAAGCCGAAAAACTCGAGCTTCACGAAAAGATTGCCCAGTATGAGCGAGATGTTGAAATCTCTGCCTTAGCCAAGGAAATGGAAGATAAAGGCCTGAATGCAGATATGACGTTCGAAGAAAAGGTAGCGAACCTACGGGGTCACGCACACCTAGAGAGCGTCAAAGAAGCTGTTAAATTAGCGTCAGCTGGCGGTGTCCAGTTGGCAGATGTTTCCGACCACCCCGGGACGGGAACGCTTGACCCCTTAACCAACTTTTGCCTAGTAGGCGAATAACCCTAGACTAAGGAGATTGTCATGGCTGGCAGATACGTCGAGCTTACAAATCCCGGGTACTCATCACTGTTTACTCGTGATCTTTCTTACACTAACAACCAGGCGGTTGACGGCGCAGCTGATGCGTTTGATCCGGATTCATCTGCAGCTCTTCACGAAGGTGAATGGCTAGAGATGTCTGGCGGTTCTTTTTCTCGCGGTGGTGCTGCACCGGCTGACCAAGCTGCAGGAGCTGTTCTTCAGCTTGCACTTGCTGGTGCTGACCCAGGTACCGCCCCGTGTTTTCTAAACTTCCAAGAGCGTGGACGTTACGACGCACAGGTTACGCGGAAGGCACATTGCATTGTAGGTCCTGAGGGCTTCGAGCTACGGACAAAGATGATTATTTGTTCGGGACAAGATGACGGTGACCGAGTATTCGTTGTTACCGGCATTCTCCCATCGGGCGCAGTCGTTCGTTGTTTGGCGAGCGCAACTGCCATTGGACTTGGCAACGGGCTTGCTGCAGGTACGTACCACTCTGTTGGTATCATTACTCAGGCCCATGGACAAAATGACGCTTCTGTCTTAACACAGCCTGCTTCAATTACCCAAGCTTAGGCCTGAATAGGAGAATAAAAAAAATGGATTACACGGCAGAAATGGTAAATTCAGGCTTCATTGAGCGGTTGGAGACCGAAGGTCCCACTAAGACCGCCGCTGCGAGCCTTAACTACATTAAGGATCGTCTCCGCGAGTCAAGTTTCGCAGACATGATCATTCCTAATGAGAGAGTCGTTCGTGGCGATCTCCAGCGATCCACCGAGCATGATACGCTCGTCAAGATCGTTGACATCGAACCGGGCAGCCGAGCCATGGCAGTTAACTTCCGTGGTCAGCCTACTGCTCAGTACGTAAACGGTAAGCGATACGCTATCGGTTTCTTCACGATCTCAAGCCTCAAGTTTGAAATCGTTGAGCAGGAGCTTATGGCATACGAGATGCCTGTTACTCGCATTATCGAAGAGAACAGCCTCAAGGACATGGTTGAGATCAAGGACCGAGAGTTCCTCAATCACGTTGAGGCTTGCATTGACGGTATGCAGGCAGAGGCAAACAGCACTGCTTTCAGCACGACCAACATCAACGCCGGAACCGCAATCAGCGTTTCTAAGTTGAAGGGTACTTTGGCTCTACAGGCACAGGCGGATTCTTTCGCTAGTCTGGCGATCCAGCGTAACGACATTGTTCGCCTCAAGAAGCTCTTGAAGCAGCAGGTTGCTGATGCCAACGGTACAGTCATCCGACAGGGCCGCTTGCGTCCCGCAGTTATGCTCATGACTGAGTCTGACGCGGATGATTTCGATCAGTGGACACTTGAGGATTACGGTGATCGTCTCCAGAGTGAGACGGCTCTTGACGGCTACACCTACAACAAGGTTTTGGGTCTTCGAGTTATCCGTACCATCAAGAATGACATTCTTCGAGAAGGAAACGTTTACGTTTTCACTGCTCCAGAATTCTTCGGACGTAACTACACCTTGAACGATGTTAAGTTCTACATCGACAAGATTGCTAACCGAATCTTCTGGCAGGCATGGATGGACGTCGGCATGGGCTTTGGTAACATTGCTTCCGTAGTTAAGCTTGAGCTTTACTCGGACGCTTCAGACGGTGCTGCACCTGGTGCTGCTGCTGTTAGACCAGTTGCTGAGGCTGACATTGGCGCTCAGAACAATAAGGCATCCGAAGGCTTGACCTTCCCTGCTATCAGCGTATTCTAAGCCGATCGCATAGGATGACGTTTATAACGGCCCTGGTTCCGCTCTTATTGGGGCAATGGGGCCAGGGCCGTTTTATTTTCTGAGGAAGGACAAAATGAAGATAATAGTTAGAAATATATCGGCAGATAGATCGGGCAGAGACTCGGTAAGAGTTAACCCAATTGGATTAGTGGGACGCCCTAAGATTATGGGCAGAGCTTTGCCTCCCAGATCTAATAGAATAGTAAAATCGTCGAGACTACACGCCCAAGAACTAGAGTCTTGGCAAGAGTTTGTTGAGGCGGGGTGTATTCAAATTGTTGTTAGTCCCATTGCTAGTAATTTGGGAACTTCTGCGCCCAAGATTGTTAGCGCAATTGAGCTGGCTCAGATGCTTAATATTAAGCTCACTACTACTACTACTACTACTACTACAGAGAGCGCTGAAACTGTCCCAGTTGAGACCGCTCCTGTACAGATCGAAGAGATCGAAGAGTTAGATACATCTTCTATATACGATCCAGAGCCTCAATTAGTTGAGTATACAGACGAACCAGAGGCGGAAATAGAAGAAGACATCGAGCCTCCTTTACCTCCAGGATGTGAAGAAGAGGAATGTCCTGTATGTGAGGAAGAAGAAGTCGAAGTTCAAGACACAAACTTAATCGAGGTAGAGGTAGAATCAGTCGATTACAACTACACTTTGTCTGAGCTAAATCTAAAAAGAAAAGCTGATCTCAAAGACATCTTGGAGTCCATGGGAGGGATGCCAGGATCTCTTACAAAGAGACAGATTGTAAGCGAAATTTTAGCAATACAGGGGGATTGATATTATGGAAGTCAGAGTACATAACATAACTGACCGACCAAACACCGAGGAGGCTCCGCACGCACTGCGGATAGGGACGTTTTTACTTAGGCCCGGAAAATTTATTGAAATTGACGATTCCGTACTGAATACAAAACATCGTGCTCTGCATGGAAATTCTTTATGGATCGGAAATCTGCTTCCTCTTAGATACCAAGCCACCAGCAAGTCTGCGCTTAGTATCATAGACAGCTCCGTCGGGCTTTCTCCTATGACCATTGAAGAGGCTCGAACCTATCTATTAGATGTACCAAAGGAAGACGCTCTTGCTCTTTGCAACAGCATGACTCCTCCTATAGTATTTAGGCAGGAGCCTTCTCATAAAATGCTCGCCGTTAAGTTGTCTAGATCTCTATTTACTGGAGATCGAATTCTGGACCCAGAAGCTTTTTTCTGGCTAAGACGATGGACGAATAAGGGCGACACTTACACGGAGAGATAACGTGTATAGCTCTACTACGAAAATACCGGGCGCTAGTACTAGACTAAATGAAATAGTTTCGGTCGTTCGCCTGTATCTGCGGGACTTTCCCGAACTTAATAGGTTGATACAGGGCGAAGAGACTAGTGATAGAATGATTGCCTGGTCAGTAGTAGATGCCCTGGATGACTTTAATTCCACTCCTCCCTTTGTAGGGTCGTATGGACTGACTAATTTTCCTTCTCTCTCTTTATTGAGAGAGGGGGCAGTCATTCGGGTTTTAGAATCTGTCGGCCTTCTTCAGTTGAGAAATCAAATGAATTATTCCGACGGAGGGATTACCGTTCAAATATCGGATAAATCTCAATTTTTAATGGGCTGGATAAATATGCTCCGAGGCTCCTATGAGCAAAAAAAGGTGCGCATCAAGTCTTCTATTAATGTGGAACAGGCGTTTGAAGGGTCGGGAATACATTCTGAGTATTTCGTGATCAACGGCGTATACTTTTCGGGGTATTAATATGCTTAACAAAGAAACATTATATTTCTTCGCGGATGAGCTAGAGAAATCAGCTAGAAGCACTACGTCAATTCACGACGTATATACGGGTCTTCGAAACCTATTCAGCGGCAGTGCAGCAAGAACTACTAAGCCGCACCCCTCCTTTAAACAATGGCAAAAGAAGAGAAAGATTAAATGATGTCTGATTTTTTCTCCAATAAGAGTTCTGAAATTCCTGACGAAATTTGGAAGGCCCCTGCTCCAATGCAGAGGCAAGTAGATGCTGCCGTTCTATGGGCAGAGCTTACTGGAAAGCATCAGGAAGAAGAACTACCTACAAAAGAGGCAGCCTTCTATCACACTGGCATGGGGCTAGGGGCCGGAGCCGGAGCCATAATTGGAGCACATAAGGCACAAGAGGGAGACAACTTAGCCAAAAGAATTGCAATAGGCGCTGGCGCTGGCGCTCTTGGTGGGGGAGCAGGTTTCCATGCAGCGAGGCTGGCTGCCATAAAAACCCTTAAGAACGAGCGACTGCTTGAGAAAGTACGTAAGCTAAGCGAACAAAATCAAGAACTCTTTGAAAGAGCGATAGTTGGCGGTGTTACGACCGGAGCGCCCGCTGCTGGAGCTACCGGAGCGGCCCTTTTGGCAGATAAGCTAACAAAAAAACGGAATAGCACCAAAAAAGAGGCAGCATTTCCTCTAGCCGGCATGATACCCGGAGCCATAACAGGAGCTGCAGTTGGCGCAGCTAAGGGAAATGATAAAGACAGCTTAGCCAAAAGGATGGCAATAGGTGCCGGTGCCGGTGCACTTGGAGGGAGTGCGGGTTTTCATGGATCGAGGCTTGCTTTAGGTAAAGTGCTTACGAATCCGACGGTAGTAAATAAAATAGAAAAGCTAGGGCCTACGGGGCAGAATCTTGTCATGGGTGGGGCTGTGCTTGGTGCTGGGCTTGCTGCGCCCGCTGCTGGAGGTGCTGGAGCAACCCTTCTTGCGGATAAACTAAGAAATAAAAAAACCAAAAAGGAGGCGTCTGCCCTCAGCAAGATGGTTTCAGGCGTAGCAAACAGCCCAGTTGCTGCAGGAGCAGCAATAGGCGCTCCCGCAGGAGCTGCAATCGAATATGCCGAGGCGAGACCAGGAAAGAAAGGGCTTTCTCGTAGAGAAATAAATCTTCGAGGACAACTAGCCTCTTTAAGAGAGCAGGAAAAAATAACCGGAAATAAGGGCGGTAAGATTGATCGCCTAAAGAGAAGGTTAGAAAAGGCCGAAGAAGCCCGCAAGAATCCTGCAAAAGCCGCACTAAAAGGCGCTGCGCATGGGGCAGCCTTTGGCAGTTTGGGTGGATATCTAGGAGGCAAAGGCCTGTTGTGATAAAATTCCGCAACGAAAAAGTAGTCTCTTTTGAGCTAGACTACCAAGATGTCTTCTGGGAAATTGCTCCGACGATGGAGGATATACAGGAATATCAATTTTTCGTTGAAAGATCGGAAGCGGAAGCCGGACCCTGGGACCAGATAGCCGGCCCTTTGATAGATCAATATCAGATACGCGACAACAGTGTTCCACTAATAACTACTAACTCTAGGACTCTTCACTATAGAGTAAAGGCCCTGCACCTCCCATCTGGAGAAATAGAGTACTCAAGGGTATTCGATAGGGAGGGAGACATCACTGTAATGGCCAAGGAAATGGTCAGATTAGAAAGAGTTCTTTTCTCCGAGTTCGTAGGAGTAAAGTGCTGGTTGTTCCCCAGAAGAACCTTTGGACAGAGATGTCCTAGTTGTTACGATGAAGTTCTTGACAAAGTAATTGATGACGCCTGTTCGGTGTGTTTTGGGACTTCGTATAGCGGAGGCTATCACCATCCGATAGAATTCTGGGCGCAGATAGACCAACCAGAAGAAGCCGAGCAAGTTACCGTAGAGGACCATAGGAGAGTATTATATTATCAGCTTAGATGTGGCCCCTCACCCGCTGTTAAGCCCTTAGATGTTATAATCGACCATCAAAATAGGCGTTTTAGAGTAATTCAAGTTGGCGGAACTTCTCGATTAGGAGTTACCGTACGGCAAGAAGTTAGATTAGTTAATATACAAAAGGGGTCCATAGAAGATAGAATACCCTTAAAGGTCGATCACGCTATCAAAGATCTAGTACCGAAAAGAGTTTTTAGTAACTCCCAGTCTGTCTCCAGTTCTGACGTAGATCTAGACACGATTCTAAGTCCGTATAGGTATAAGTAATGCAGAAAAATAAAAAAGAAAAAAGGTCCCTAATCAAAACAGTGGCAGTGCCTGCTTTAGCCAGCGTTGCTGGTTACGGTATGGGGTCTTTGACGGGTGGACTAGCTGCGAATGCATTATTTAAAAATAAAACCATAGCGAATAAACTCATGTCTATGAGTCCCGAAAAAAGAAAGAGAGCCGTAGACAGAATAAGACTAGTCAGTAGGAGCGTAACCGGAGTTGCGGGTGCATTAGGCAGCGCCGCTACCGCTAATTATGTGAAGAGAGAGTTAGATAAAATAGAAAAGAAGGGCTCGACTAGCTTTAATGAAAAAACTGCATCAGTATATACTGTATATCTTCAAGCATTAGAGAGAACTAGATGAGTACTTCTAACACTCGGAGATTCCCACTAACAATAGAGAGGGGAGACGATCCGGCAGCGTTCGGGCTTCGCCTATATGTGCAGTTTCTTCAGGGTTTATTTAACTGGATGCCTCCCGGTACATTTCATTGGGAGCCCGATGCGGAAACTTCTGAAGTGGTAATTAGGGCCCAGGCTCCCCTAGATATGAAGACGGTAGGTAAGCGCCCAGCCATTACGGTAGTGATGGGTCCGTATCAGTATGGCGGTATTGGGATGGATAACCTGCTAAAATATGATATGAATACAGGTGAAAGAATAAGAACAGATCTGCTAAGTGGTCATCTTATTGTTTATTGTATTGCAAATAGTGATATTATCGCCATGAGACTAGGACACCTAGTGGCCCACCACACTCGAGATAGTCAGCGACTTTTAGAGAGTAAGGGCGGATTTCATTCGATAGCTCGTCCGAGCCCATCGATGAACTCTCCTAGTCCCCCAGGACAACTAATTATGGGAGACCCTCAGAGTCTTATTATGGTACAAGTAAATATTCCATATCAAATACAGTGGACTTGGTCTAACCTTCCGTCTACTAAGTCTCCTCAGTTTAGATCATTGGATCAGGTTACTGAGGAAAGAAGAGCATCAGAATATAAGTATCCAGAATCCCAGACAGTCCAATCAATGAAATTGGCTATGTCTACAAAAAACGTATTAGTTAAGAAATTGAGTGGCTCAGCTAAAAACAATAACGTCCAGAATCCTTCGATCGTCACCGTCCATGAAGGGGTTGAGGACTTTCAAATTTCAGGACTTGAATCCTTTCAAGACGACTAGGAGATTTTTCTAATGGCTTCTATAAATAGACCAGGTGTAACCGTTGTTCAGGAATTGTCCGAGACCCCCGCTGCGGTCTCGAGCCCTACTCTTGTTCCGGTTGTTGTGGCTCCCTGCCACCAGATAGTAGAGGCTATTACTTCTACTGGAGAGCTTAACCAGGATGCAAAGCATTCCGCGGAAAAGTATAATCAGAGGGCAATAGCTATTCCTCAGGGTAACTTTCCAGATCCTCGAGCTAACATCGACGAAATAAATGTCGACGAGAGCGAAGTAAACGCCCGACTTTACTTTGGAGGAGCTTTAAGTAACTTAGACAGGGGGTCCAACGGATCAGAAGGATCCGCATTTCTATCCGGCGCAAACCTTTCTACCAGCGCTGCGTTCTTTTTTCCAGTGAGTACTGCAGGCTCTTATGCCATTGGCGGAGGCGAGGCAGGACAGAATCTAATCTTGGGCTTTAACCTAAATAACCCAGGTAACCGAGCTTCAGACGTCACTATTCGTTTTGACGCAGGACAACACACGCCCGAAGCAGTAGCTACTGCTATTAACCAGGCAGTAGGCGTGGAAGTAGCCGAAGTAATCGAAAACGGAGCATACGGAATCCAATTTGGAGTGGGAAACACTCTTGTCGATGGAGAAGCGACCGTTTTTATAAAGACCGGTCTGCCAGGAGCTACTGGAAACATTCAAATAAGAAATAACGCCTCAGCACTCGCTACTTTCTTTACTGCTAACAATATAAACGCTGCTAAAGTTTATAGAATCGAGGGCTCAGGATTTAGGGCTCAGGACGATGAAGATGGGGACCTCACTAGTCCTTGGATTGAGTGGCATAGAGGGGCCCTTCATATCGGGGATCCTGGAACAGCTCTAACGGACAACGATGTCGCTAATAGCGCCTTTGGTACCGTTACTGGATGGGCAGGGACTTTCTCCGCTCAAACGTCTACCTTTGCCCCTTCCAAGGGGACTGCTCTTGACTTTCTTGGTGCCGACGCGAATATTCCATTAAAGGCCGCCACAGCAACCTCTAGAGGGGACGAATTTTGGGCAGATGGTACTTTAATTGGAGACGGAGAAATTATTGCCGTCGAGGGTACCCGATTTAAAGTAGGGATTTTAGATGTAGGGCTAAGTTCGTTCGATGCAGACGGCAATGCCACCTCTAGAGTGTATACTTCTGTAGAATTTAACACTCCCCTACACAAAGCCCCTTTCTCGCCAAAGTACGCTTACTTTGTCGCTAACGGACTAGTTTGGGGAGAAGTTACTCCAGAAGGAACGTCAGCGTCACTAACGGGAACTGTCGCAGGTAACGCCGCTCGCCCCGCAGTTGTGATGAGTTCTGTGGACGCCACTGTCGAGTTGCCAAATGTTGCAGGATTTACCGTAACGGTAGGACTAACTATTGATGGAATTCAGCAACCGGAGCAAACAGTTACTTTGGTTGGAGGTCCCGCAACATTTAACGCATTAGCTGCGGATATAACTGAGGGACTGAACGGCGTAACCGTAACCGCTGTTGATGTTAGCGGTGATGGGCAAGATGACAGATTTATCTTTTCTACAGATAGAGCAGGGGCAGATCAAGAGATCGTAGTGAGAGCTACCGGTGAGAACTCTCTTGTCCCTTCGTTAGGGTTTCCTGCTACCGCTACAGGCAGCGGCAGTGACATAGAGTTTGCAGAAAAAGCGTTTATCGTAGGAGACTACTTAAACGGAGCATCGGTAAAGTCTCAAACTGACGAAGTCCAACTAACCCTCACAGTTACTGATGAGTTTGGAACACACGAAAAAGCGCTAGAATCCGCACTCGATCATGGCGATAACCTAGATACTGTGATTGCAAGACTCGCAGGTGCTCAGCAAGGCGATGGGAGTTTTTCCTACGATATACGCCTGGGCAGCGCCCCTGACGGCAACGGACTGCACATAGCGACCATAAGCCTTGTGGACTCGGACGGCGATCTCTCTAGTATAGGCACTGCCGGAGCAATAAAGATCGAAACAGTGTCCTCTGGGGCTGATGTAGACATTGACCTCGACCTGCAAGCCCAGAGGGACAGCTCCGAGTTAACTTGTCTAGGATTCTCTAATGTAGGGTCCGTGGGAATTTTAAGAAGTGAGCCTTTTGACGGATCGCCACAAGGAAATATTCTTGCTCAGAACGACGTTATCTCCTTTGAATATGCCGGTAACGGGGCGTTTGAACCCATTACATTCACGGCACTACAAGATATTGCAGACGCCGATGCGTTACGAGCTGCATTAGCTGCCTCCGCAAATTTCAACCAGGTAGCGGTAGATCGACTAGATGGCGGGGATTTTTCCTTTCACATTGTTCCTGAAGTAGATTCAGACTTTACGGGGCAGGTACGTCTAGAGCTTAGAACGGGCACGGATGAGAATGCCAGAGTAAGGACCGTCGCGAACGCGCCCATAGCTAGCTTAGGGTTCTCAGAAATAGCCGTTGAGATTGCTGAGTACAGTGCGGCAGGGACACCAAATAATACAGACACTGGCGTGGATTCTCTGGCAGGGACGCGGCTTGCGTTTACTCTAGATGAGAATCCTTATGTTTATGAGATCGATTTCCTGACCAACTCTCTTTCGGACGCGATTGACGCAATTAATTCGGCCATCGGTGGTGCCATCGACATTGCCTCTGAGGACCTTAGGCGTCTAGTCCTTACTTCGAGTTTTGCAGGTACGGCTTCTCAGGTATTCATAGATTCCGCTCGGAGCGTTTCTGCTCCCGCTCTACTTGGGTTAAGTGGATCTGCACAGGGATCTGGACGTCCTAACCCAAATTTTTACCTTAATGGGGATGGCACTGTTATCATCGGGGCAAACATTCTTCGTAACAGAACTACGGGGATTCCCTATAATCTTCGAAGTGCGCTGGCCGACATTTATATTGAATATAAAGGGTTGAGATTAGACGTAACACCTTCCGCCCAAGAACCGGATCTTCTAACGTTTGACGATGTGGACACAATGATTGCCGCCATCGGTCCAATTAGTACTGAGAATCCCTTGGCATTGGCATGTTTTCTAGCCCTTAGTAATGCTCCCACACAAAGTGTATCCGCTATCGGCGTAGCCGCGACTACTCCGGCGGCTCCAATGGGCACTGTAGCTGCACATGCCTCTGTTTTAGATTTTCTAGAGGCAAAAGAAGTCTACGGAGTTGCTCCAATGACTGACAGTACTTTTGTGCAGCAGTTGTACGGAACGCACGTATCCTCGATGTCTAGGCCCGAAGAGCGAGGAGAGCGAATAGCTATTATTTGGCAGGGAGAGCCTAGCAAGTCGACTGACATATCTATTCAGTCAGGAGAAGACGCCGAGACAAATGGTTCAGATAATAGCCTAACAGTCGGGACTAACCCTGTTAGCGCAATCGTTGGAGCGGGCATTTCGGATCCGGACGATATTCCCGCTGATGCTGACTTGTACATGGAAGTAATCTTGGTTTCTCTGGGAGAAACGACCGTTAGAAATTACTCTATTGCATCTGCAAATGGGGTAGTTCTGACGCTTAGAACTACTTTTGCTGCCGACGAAAACATTGACGGGTTTTTCTCTACAACTGCACTAGACGGAACGGATGATCTAACCGCACTTACTTACGCAATAAGAGTAAGAGGAAGCGACCTAGTAATTCCAGGAACCGATATCCCAGATAGCGGGGCGATTGCCACTGCTGCTGCGGAGCAAGGAACCGCATATTCAAACCGTAGAGTCTTTATGACGTATGGTCGCTCGGTAGACACTGTTATCGAAGGCGTCGTGACAAATGTTCCTGGCTATTATGTGTCAGCTGCAATCTCAGGGATGATTGGCGAGCAGGCACCACAACAGCCATTTACTAGAGTCTCTATAAACGGATTCAGCCGTGTATACGGAACAGACGACACCTTTAGCGAAAATCAGCTAGATACTATTGCCGATGGTGGACGGTATATCCTCATCAATCAGGGAGGCAGAGTAGCCTCTAGGCACCAAAGATCCACAGCCACTACTAGTATAGAGGCAAGAGAATTATCCATAACAAAGGCAATCGATTTCTTAGCCAAGGGATTGAGAGCAACAAACAGAGTATACATCGGACGTTATGTAATTAACCCCGGGTTTATCGATCAGTTAGTAATGTCGAACGAAGGCTTCCTTGCACGTACTGTTCAAGCGGGGGTAGTCAATTCAGCAGCATTGAGGAGCGTGCTTCAGGATGAAAGTGCGCCAGACACTGTTTTGGTTGAAGTAGAAGTTGCTCCGGCATACCCCTGCAACAAAATTAGAATAACCATTGTTTCTTAAGAAAGGTTTGAAATGACACTCTCAAAAACCCTAAGGCAAGTAAGCTCGTTCGCTTCTAGATGGCGAACTCAACGAATTAACCGACGTCTCGACGACCGAGACCATGTCCTAGCAGAAGGCGTTCAGCTTCTGGAAGAGTGGGATTACGCTTCTCTTCCTGTTATCGAAGCGGTGGACGGACACAACGAGGATGATGCTACCGATCTAGAAATTGTAGTTCATATCGGCGGCTCTGGACTCGGTAGTAGTACTTCCGGTGCCTTGCACGTAGAAGCTGCTCCAGGAGATGGCGAAGTCGCAGGACAAATTCAGTTCACAAGCCGTCTGCCTGGCGCATCTCAGGACGGCATTCAGGTGGTATTTACTGTACAGCCGGCAGCAAACGCTGACGGTCCGATAGCGGCAGCAGACAGTATTTCTGTTGCCGAGAGAACCATTACTATTGTATTGGCTAACGATAGCTCAACTACTGCTACTGAGGTGGTTGGCTTGGTTACTAATAGCGCCGGAGCAAGTGCTCTAGTCACGGCAGCGGCCGCAAATGGAGCGGGAGCTGGACTAGTAATTAGTGCAGCTACTGTTGAGCTAACCGGAGGCGCTGGCGAGGGCCTTTCTATGGCAAGCATTGGCGGATTCGATGTACTTGATGCAGGCGGTAATAGTCGAATCACTGCCACGGATTCCGCTAGTGACACGATCTCAATTACAATGGGTGCCGATGATCGTACATCAGGTAGATCCGTTGTATTGATCCTGAAGCCTGAAAATGTTCAGTGCCCGCCATTGCTTCTGCCAATGCCTGCTGCACATGATCATGATGAGGGCTAAACAATAATCCCATAACCTAAGGAGAGCCCTATGGCATCTTTATCAAATTGGTCTCCATATGAGACCAGAGTCCAAGGCGGAATGGCCGATGGACGATTCATGAACGCAGCGTACACTGTGATTGCCGCAGGGCCTCCTCGTCTTGCAAATGTGGGTGGTCCTGAATTCCTAGGTGCAGCTTTAGCTGCTGGGGATCAGTCAGAAGATATGCTTGCGTATCCAATTGGCGTGGTTCAGAATTTTAATCTAAGCCACAATATGCAGATCAGCAGAATCTTTGAAATAGGCTCTGTTCGTTCTTACTACATTCCTGGACGAGTAATGGGGCAGATTGGGCTGGGTAGAGTTCTCTATCACGGCCCCTCTCTTCTGAGAGTTCTGTACGCGTACTATCAGGATATTATCCCTCCGACATTTATCCGTCCTACTTTTCCCAATTTAGGGTCTGCTACCGTAGCTAACCCTCACGATGTAATCATTCCTCCTGGGTATGAGAACATTTTCCTCAATCTTGCTTCTGACCTTTTTACTCAGCCTGTGGGTATGTTAATGTTAATGAAGGATAGTAACGAGGACACGTTGGGTGCAGGGTATTTTGAGTGTTGCCACGTTCCAAACCATTCGTTATCGACAGATGCTATGGGAACTTTGATCCAAGAAACGGCAGCTGTTCAGTTCGAAAGACTGGTTCCTGTTAACACTGAGGTCGTATCACTCATAACTGGGTAAGTATGGACAGCTTAATATTAGAGTTCTTTCAAGATGAGCTTATTAAGTTAGCCTCTTCCGCTAAAAAGCGGAAGAGGCACACTTATTATATGGCGAATAGAAATGCAATCTTGAATAGACAAAGAATGTATAGGCAGAAGAACTCTTCTAAGATAAGAAGAAGACAAAAAATATATAGAAATAAAGTTAAGTCTGGGGCTCGCAAAGTAAGAAAGAGAATTTCTACTGGAAACTCCTACTCATACGGAAGCTACAGATGAGCCAAGACAGATTACGAGTTAAGGGACTTAAGATGCCAAGACTAGCTACCCCGCGTCCTGCAAATTTTACTCACAAGGGAGACGTACCTTTACGTCCTTTTTCTGGTAATCAGGTTCTTTTAGAGAAGTATTCTTCTGCCCCACTGACTTATCACCTTTTAGGAAACGAGATTGCAAAGGTAGCCAATACCGATCTAGACCCTGCAATTCATGCGTTTCTCTACCTACACGCCCCCGAAATGCTGACCGAGCAGGAGAAGCAAGCAGGAATCATGGCCCTGGGCCTTAGGGGACTCGGAAGAGCTGCAGGCGCTGCGGCTAAGGTCGTGAGTCCCCTCTCTAAACGGCTAAGCGCGTCATTATCTCAGGGCAGCAGCAGGGCATATCAAGCTGCTTCTAGAAGGTATGATGCGGCCGCACAAAAAGCTCTGGACAAGCTCCCTACAGCTAAGTTAACGGGGAATAAGGTTACGGGATTCGAAACTCCAGTAGCACAGCTTCCCACCGCGAGCTATAGGACTGTAGGTAAGGGTCGAGACGGAACAAATATTATCAGTATAGATAAACTGAAAACTCCTGCATCAGCGACGCCCAAAGCCTTAGATCGTGCAGCAGCTAACGCAGAGAAATATAGAGCGGCGAGCAAGAGATCAATGGATAAGTCGTATGATGCGGCAAGAGCGGCCGACGCAACTAGAGCGGCACGGGCGACCAGAATTGCTGAGAATGAAGCAAGGAGACAGGGAAGGATTATTGGTCCGAAAGGATTAGCGTTGGCGGGAATCGGTACATTAGGTGTCGGGTCTTACGCCGGAATGCGGGCGGGGGCTCGAGATCAGGGGGCTCCGGGGTATAACTACGGAGTTAGGTAGCTTTCAACTTATCCAGTAAAGCTACCACATCAAAGGAGGCCGTCCTGGCCTCCTTTTCTATTTGTTTAAACTCTTTTTTATAGGGATCTATTGGAGAGGTACCGTCTAGATCATACATCTCTTCATCTTCAAGTGCCAAATCCAAAAGAAGTGAGAGCGCTTGTTTTGGCGTTACCTTTGTTCCGAAAAGCTCAGACAGTCGTCTAGCAGTTCTATCCAGATACGCAGAGTGTTGATTGCTGACAGGAATACGTTTCATAAAATCTCCAGCTAAAAAAAAGGAACTAGCTAGGCCAGTTCCTTTTTATATTTTCATCTCAACTTTTCAGATGAGCTTCCATAAGAATTCTACAGCTCTCCAGCAAAGCATCGGACATTTGAGATAAATTACCTACAAGACCGTAGCCTTTTTCCCCAAAGTTCTTGTCGTAATACTCGGCCTGTCCCGCCCCTATTGCCAGGATAGAAACCACGACCCCGGTGCTTCTCATATCTTTTAAAACCTCTAAAGTGTCTGTAGCTGGGTTTCCACTAGACTTACGAGATCGACAAGTAGTAGCACATCCATCGGTTATCAAGATGACCGCTCGACTGTTTTTATTTGGCTTAGCCCACTCCCAAGCCGCATCTAGTGCCTGGACTGTATGTGTTGTAGCCATCTTAATCCCCTCTGCGTACTTGGTGCTTCCTAATTTTCTGAAATAGTATAGCTCCGAGCTGTATGCCCATAAGTGTAGGCGTATGCTAGACCCCGCACCTTTAATGGCAAACTGTATGTCTGCAATAGCCTGCTCCATCAAGTCTTCTCCCATTCCGCCCATAGAGGCCGAAACATCTACTAACAGCAGAAGGTCCATGCCTCCACTAGAGCGAGTTTCCTTGAACAACTTAGTGGAGCTTAGAGTTCTGGATATCTTCGCAGATATGAAGCTGTCAATACAAATAGCTCCTCCGCGCCAAACTCTTCTGGTCTCTTTTTTCATTTTTACTCTATCTAGATGCTTACGCAACCTAGCCGCAGATCTTGATGGACGGGGCAGTTCTTTTTTAGGAGTTACGAAGCTTGCGGGTATTCCGCTTACCTGTGCTGCAGATAGTAATGCCTGCTCTTTTTGCTGCTTCTCCGTAGTCTTAGGGTTTGCCATAGCTGCTCTAGCTTCCTCAAGCCTATCGAGCATCTTAGTGGTCCCTTCATCTAACAGCTTCTGCAGTGAACTAGGATTATCAGCATCTCCATCATCATCTCTTGCAGTTTGGATACGCCGTATCTGTCCCATCTGTTTCGCGGTTATTCTCTCTTTCCCCTTTCCTCTAGTCTGCGGATCAATATCATTTCCTCCTAAAGGATTATTCATGTTATCCCCATAGCCTATGCCCTCATTTCCCGGATTGGCTATGGCGGATGCTAAAGCGTCTAACTTTTCTTGTGACTTTTGTTGTTTAGACTTATTGTCCATTGGAGAATCTTTTATTAGCTCATCGGCAATATCATCTATGAGTCTCGAAGTTATTGCTAGACATGCGGCGTTATCGACTCTCTTCACAAGTTGGACGGCTTTCTCCATGTGAGGTCGGCATCTCTGATAATGATCTGGGGCATCATCCGTATCTACTCCCGCAGCAAGTCGGGCCAAATACGTGATTATATCCTTCTTTGCTTGGTCCCCCATTTCATATTCGGCTATCTGCTGCCACCTCTCTTCAAGGGCGCAGCCCCCTCCGTAGTATAGTTCTTTCCAAAGGCTGCAAACTCTTTTATCGTCTAGAACATTCCACAGGTTATGTACTATGCTCCCAAGTTTTCGCTTATAGGGTATGGCATCTGGGTGGGTCAGAGGTATTCCCGCTTTTCGTAGAAGTCTTTCTACTGCCTTTTCCCTAAAGACTTCTGCCAACGCCAAATCCGTCCCAAAGAACGGATGAGAGATCTCGTGCTCGCAGATTAAGTATGCCTCTGGGTCAGCAAAGGGGACTTTGAAGAAAGTTTTACAATCCGTACTTCCGCTCCGAGAATTGATCAGTTCGAAATTAACGTCCATTATTTGGGAGAAAGTATCCACCAAAGATTTCATTCTTTGGAGGACATAATCGGGGCTGCCGCCCATACTTCCCAGTTCGACCCTATTTCTCATTGGCGTAGTCCAGAATTCCGACAGCAATCGCCCAGGCATTTGAATAGATCCTATTACCCATAACCTGCCAGTGGTTCGTAATCGGTTCGGGATTACGGATTACTTCATTTATCTCTTCTAGGTACATTTCCTGGGCATCTTTTACGGCCTCTTTGAGTAGTGCCTTACTCCGCCTCTTACGCGTCCCTGAACTTATCTCTTTGTCTATCAAAATGTCTGCTTCTTCTTCAACGAACTGATTCAAGTGCGTGAGCATTGTTCCCGCTACTGGGCCGATATCCTCAATCCACTCTACCAACTCATCAAATGTTTTAAACTTCATCTTAGCCTCCTAAAGGATTCACTTCAGCCAGATTGACTCTAAATGCTGATTCGACTCGAGCCCTGAAATCGTCTGTGTATTCAGCATCCAACTTCCACTCGAGCATCTTGAGAGACTTCTGCAGCCCTGTTTCCTCTCTACCGAATTTCTCGTAAGTGTTAATGAAGTGCACTAGGTCTCTTGTAGACAGTGCGTACTCCCACTTACCTCCTCGAGTTTCTTTCGCAATATTGATGATTCCGTTGATCATCCTTCTCTCAGATACCCCTGGAGGAGTGCTGAGTGCGTCTTCTAGAACTCTTTTCTCGCTCTCTGTGTCCATGTACGGGACCTGGAAGTAGTCGAACCGACTTCTCAAGGCTTCATTCAGAGTGTATGTTCCGCCGTATCCAGGGTTCATGGTTCCGACCACCCAAAGTCTACATGCATCTAAGGTTCTAAACACTTTTCCAGAGGCCGGATCTTCTACACTCTGCCTGTAGTCCGAAACGCTAAACACGGCAGACTGCATCTCTGGGCGAAGAGTATTGATCTCTTCTAAACACAATACTGCTCCTCCCTCTTCGTTTGCGACATCGATAGCTGTAGTAATGGCTCCTAAAGAAAAGAATACCTCTTCCCCTGCCATCAAATATCTTCCGATAAGGTGACTGGAGTCAGTCTCGCTATTACAGTTTAGCCTTATCAATGGAATGCTGTGCTTGGCGCAGTACTCTTCTATTGACAGGGTTTTACCGGTTCCCTTAGGCCCCTTAAGAATTAAAGGGTTGCCCCAAGATAGACACTCTAGATTAGCGAGTAATCCGGTATCAACGTAATCATCCGAGTTTTTCGGAATTAGCTTTTCTGTCGGTATCCTTCTAAAAGGTACATGCATGGCGTCAAACTCCTTTCTTAAATTGTTGCCAGCAAAGTCCTTATGACGTTTTTTATTTAATTGTTAGTACGTGCTTGATTTGTACTGACAGTGCCTCTATTCTAGCATTATGGACGAAAATAAACGAGATATTGATATGTCAAGCCTGGGGGAGGACCAAGTATTGGCCGCTCTGGGAGATATGTTCTTAGGGCTCCTATCCTCTCATAGAGTGGCTATTGCGGTTCAGCGAGATGATGGAGTAGTCACTTTCGTGAACCCCAGCATAATCTCTTCTATACCGCCACAGGAAATGGCGGAGACACTGTTAGAGAGTTGGGAGGAAGAAGATATTCTAAAATTGATGAGCCATATTTATGGATAATATTGTAATTTTTCCAGGCAAAGCGCGCCTAGACCAATACGAAGGTTATAACGTAAATCTGGGACATCTTAAGGCCTGTTTAGTTCGTATCGCGTTGACAAGCAGCAAGGAAGCCTTTAAGGAAGAGTGCTCTTCCGCAATTAAAGAATCGGTGAAAAATTTAAAGTCATTGTCCGTAGAAACTACAGATACTGGAGTCCGGATCAACATCTTGACTAATCCAGCTAATGGGGAATTTACATATTCATTCGAACTAAAGAATATGTTCTTTAAAAAATAATTAGAATATACGTGTCAAAATATACTTGCAGCCCATTAACCAATAGACACGAAAAGGAGCCTATAATGTTAAGTAAATTCGATACCTCCACAATGGAGATCCCAATCAATCAAATTCAAATTGGGAAAAACATAAAGAATATAAGAACTGTTTTTAATCGAGACCGCATCGAGGAACTCGCAGACGGCATTCAAAGAGACGGACTCATGACTCCCTTAATTGTCATGGGCTCTGAAGATGATGACGACAACCCCATAATCGAATTGATTGCCGGAGAGCGACGATACCGTGCCATTCAATTGATTAGGAAAAGGAACCCTACTTTTATGGAAGAGGTCCCTTGTATACACTTCGAGGGAACAATTCACGATGCTACGTTTGTAAACGTGGCAGAGAACATTGATCGAGAGCAGGTTGACGAAGTTGATTTGTCTTCTTGGTTATACGAGAGAGTACAGGACGGAGTAACTCAAAGTGAGCTAGCGACGAGACTTCACCGATCCGCTCAGTGGGTCAGCTTTCGCATAACCTTCTTCGATCGTGCGTGTCCTGAACTAAAGAAGGCCCTAAGAGAAGGGTTGATTTCGTTTACCGCAGCTTACTATCTGGCAAAGAACTGCTCTGCCGAAGAACAAGTAAAGTACATCGACAAGGCTCGCCGAAATGAGGAGAAGATCTCCCTAAACGAAGCCAAAAGTTCTGGATCAGATAAGAAGTCCACAACTCCAGGTAAGAAGGAGCGTACAAAGATGGCAGCCCTTGCAGAGAAGGTAGCAAGCGAGTCAGGGTCAGATGTCGCCCGCGGTGTTTCCCTAGGACTCAGTTGGGTAGACGGATTAATTCCTGCCAACGAGCTGGAAGAAATGCTGACCTTTGAGGGAGGTAAGTAATTGAGCTTAGCTGAACTATACCCAAAATCAAACCAGCCGATAATCTTCTACTCTGGAGTAAACGGCAAGCCCGCACTATTTGAGATAGAGATTGATTGTTGCGGCACCCCAATGGCTAGGTTTGTACAGTTCGTTTAGTAGTTTGCTAAAAAAATGGATGTTTTCGGACATCCATTTTTTTTAGCTATCTGATAAGTATGCGGACAGGCCTATAAACAATACGGATAGAATTGTTCCAACCAAAATAAAGAACCTGACCGCTTCCGGACTCCACGTATCAATCATCAATTATACTCAGCAACTCTTTAGGGATTTTTCTAGAGCAGCCGTTGGTCTGGTACTCCTCCAGTGGGGGCTGAATCCAGTCTTTTAGAAGCTCTTTGTTTTTTTGCTTGGCTTGAATATCCTTTAGGAAGGACTCCAGACACTTTATTTTTCGTTTTGCTCGTTGACTACTTAGTCGAATGTTTCTGACCTTAGCCTTTTTAGCTAACTTTCGCATCTCTTTACGACTCTCTTTAAACTCGACTCCTTCTGCCGAAGACTGACAGCCTGCTAAAGCCAGAAATAGCCCAATTAAAAGTTTAGTCACGGTCGTTCCCGCCCTTCTATTAGCTTGGCTATCTCTCCTAACTTCACGTTAATGTGCTGGATATCTTTTTGTATTAGTCGAATATCTGTAGAGTTAGCCCTCATTTCACTTACCTCTCTTTGGGTGTGAGATAGTTCATTCTCGAGAGCAGCTACCCTAGATTCTGCCGACCATACCCATCCAAAGGTCGGCAGAATGATTACAGTTAATGTCCCCAGTAAAACTTTAGGCACTATTTCAGATAGTTGAGAAGTCATTGTTACTAGTTCCTACTAAATTAAACGCCTATAGACTGTGAAAAGAAATTTGACGCAGAGGCAAGGAGGTATTGCGGATAGCGATCGTGGTGCGCCGTTATCTGCCAACACCATAGCTCAGACTGAGCATTGGTGGTCGGATCGTTATCACTATTTGTAGCTGATTTAACTGCAGTTAACGTGACTGTTCCTCCGGGCGATAGGAAAAAGGCAGGACATGCCTCGCCTTCTATGCCGGTAGGATATTTCGGCCAGTTAAAGAGAGTGTTAAACGTAGTCGAAGTCGAGTAATACGTCTGATTGCTTATAAACGCGGTACAGTCCGCAGCCCAAGACCCACTACTCGGTATTAGAGCAATCATCTGATCTGGCTGTTGAGGGAGGGATACGAATGAGGGATCCGTGAAGGAACCGGCCGATGGTGTCTGTATAGTGAGATGTTGGTCGCCGGGCTGATCATTGAAATCTTGGTTTCGATTCGAATAGCATATAGTTATCGTAGTTCCCCTTAAGCCTTGAGGGTCCGGTAATCTAACCGGACTAAACCCATAATTCGAACTATGGATCCTCGCGTGCCCGCTAATATTGTAAAGAGTATAGTATGGATTAATGGACTGCTGGGCATCCGCATACTCAGGAAGTAAGGCATATTCATCTAATAAAGGCGCGCTTGGATTGGCATAGCTAATGTCGTATAGGTCCATATCGTGCACATGGTGTCGGTTCTGATGAGTCTGCGTTACTCTGCCAAAGTCATCAACGGTCACTGTAGCGAAGTAGCTGGTGTGGTTAGTTTGTGCAAGGGAACCAGGTACGGGGATCAATTCTCCGCCAGCATTAATAGTTATTAGGTCGCCTGCATCTATACTCGAGTCATCTGCTACTTTTAGGAGTTTTCCAGTAGTTCCCGCGCTTTCTCCAGTTGCAATCCCGGGACCGGCGGCCAGACCCCCCGCCCCGTCGTTAGTTTGGACGTCGCCTGCGTTTCCAGCAGGAGTTAGTCCGGCCCCATCAGCCCCAGCAGGTCCAGCAGGTCCAGCAGGTCCAGCAGGTCCAGCAGGTCC